GCGGGCTTGCACAAACATCCACGCTCATAACTCTGCGGCTCTGCGGCTTTGGACCGTGGTCCTAAACTCTGCGGCTCATAACTCTGCGGCTCTGCGGCCCCATTCTTGGGGGAGTTTCCCCCGATGACAAAAGAACCAAGGGGAAATCCCCCTGGCATTTATGTTTCTATAAGAATTTTCTTTAATTGTTTTATTGAACGGCCCGAGATACGGGACAACTCCGCCATTGTGATTTGAGTGCTGTCGAATAAATCTATAATTTCTTGACGTGTCATTCATATGATTCCTTCACATTGGTTAAAAGAGGCCCGAAGGCCTCTAGGTTTCATGCCTCTAAGTGTTGGTACTGCCAAACGTTACTTTCCAAGAAAGTTATAACATCCTCTATACAGTCCCCCAAGGTAAAGATTGTACCATCATTATCTTTTGGTTTTTTGTAGAATCCTGTTTGTTTGGCTTGCGTTCTAATATCATACATATCTAAAAG